CGTGCGGTCCCGCTGCACGACGGTGGTGAGCTGGGAAAGATAGGCTGCCACTGCGTCCTCTGGGGCGGACTTCTGCCCACAACGGGGGCATCCCTGCCCGGCGAGGTGGTGGTAGACCGCTTGCTCAAAAACGCCGTGTTTGGGGCAGGTAATGCGGACTTTTTGGCGGCCTGATGTATACCCATGGTCGCTATAACTATATAGGTCACCATGCACAGCTCGGGCGCGGGTTACAAACTTATCCCGAAACGAGCCCCGCTTGGACTTCGCAGATTTCCCCCTGCAAGCCATCATATCTTTTTGATAGCCACGGGTCAGCGCCCCACAGTCCGGGCACCCCTGCCCCTCATGCACCAACTTGATAGGGCTGATCTGGAAATCGCCGTGGTCCCTGCAGGTCACAGTGACTTTCTGTTTCATGTTTACATAGGCGGTCTTGGTGTAGTCGAACCGTCCCGGGTGTTTCGCCTCTGCACGCCGGATGAACTCCTGTGGGTCCAACCGCCGAGATTGCACTCTCCGTTCCTCCCCGCACTGAGGGCACCCGGCACCGTCTTTCCGGAGCTGGGCCGCGTATTGTTGAAACGGTCCGTGTTTATAGCATACGATCCCTGTTATAGGGGCCAAGGCCCCTTTATAGGTGGCGTTGCTAAAATCATATCTATCCTGAACATGTGGAGGGAAACCCCCCACCACTTGATCTAAAGTTTTCATCAGTGTCTCCTCTTGGGCCACCGACCTTATAGATTACGTTCCCGGGGTATGTAAACTATAAAATAGAAAAAGCCCGCCGAAGCGGGCTCTCCCTGTGGTTACGATCTGTCAGGCTTATGCGGCGCCGGGGCTGCCGTAGATACCGAGCGGGTCGCTGACACCGAAGCTGTAACGCTCCCGTGCCTTGTAGCGCACATTGCCAGTGTCGAAGTCGCCATCCATGGAAGTAGCCAGTGCGGTGCGCACAAAGTGCTTCATTCCGTTGGGGATGTCCGTGGTGAGGAACCATGCATCGTCATCAGTGAGATAGTGGTTCACACGGTGGCCTTCGGGGATGGACCCATTGGTCTTGAGCGCGTTGCGGTCGTTATCCGCGGTGCCTACACGCAGTTCAGTCTGCAGAAGGCGAGTCGCGGTGAACATCAGCGCCGGCGGAACGATCAGCTTGCGCGGACGGGCCGCGATAAGCAAGCCACGCTCGTCAGTGTAGCCTGCGATGTCAATCACAGCCTGCTCAAGCGAGGTCTCGTTAAGGTCCGAAGCAACCGCAGGGCGGTTAGCGTTCGAGCCGCCAGCAACAGTCGTGTGCGAAGTGCTGAACAGATATGCGCCGTCACCCGATTTGAAGGTGTCGAAGCCGGTGTTCAGAAGCGACGCCGCTTTGACCTGCTTGGTGTACGCCATCGCACGGGCAAGCGCTTTGGTGTAGCGTGCCGAGAGCGAGTCGTAGAGGTTGTCCTCCATTGCTTCCTCGGTGATCGAGAAGCCCATAGCCACGGTCTCGTGGGTATAGCGGGAGGTGAACGCCTCTTGAGCGTTATCGTACGAGATCGCCGAGCCTTCCGCCTTAACGGGAGCCGACGAGAAGCCCGAAAGCTTCACCTCTTCCTCGAAGCTGCGCTCCGAGTTTTCGGTTTCGTAGATTTCACTATGCTCGTTGTCGTAGGAGCCGTACTCCATACCGAACAGAGCGTTGAGGCCGGGAAGCAGCTCTTTAAGGAGCTGAGCGCGCGAAATAGCCATGTCTCATTTCTCCTTATTAGAGGCCAACGGCGTTGGTGAAGCTGTGAGCGCCCGGGTTAAACTTAACCAGAACGTCCGGGTATGCATCACCCGGATCAGACACATGACCAACAATACGGAACGCCTTAGCGGTCGTAGCGACAGTGGCGTCGAGCGCCGAGGTCGAGTTGCCGGTCGAAGTGCTACCAGTCGAAGTCGACTGCACAGCTGCAAAGGTGGTGTTGGTGCCGATCACAGTCTGAGCACCGGCGCCGTCAAGCTGGGCTTGGAACAGAACGTTCGGGTCATCGACAACGAGCGCTTTCGCGTTCAGTTTACCGGCCGGGTAGTACTGCGAATGCACGATTTGACCTTGGTCGTTCTCGTACTCGCAACCAACAAAGACACCAATCGCGCCTACACCGTTGCCACCAAGGTTGTTGGTGGTGAGGTCTGCGCCAGAGGCAGTGGAAAGTGCGATGTAGCCATCGGCCCCGATGATGACGACTTGACCATTAAAGATATTGGTCGCTTCGCCAGCGGGGTCGATAAGATACTGGGACGTTGCCCCAGCATACGGCATACCATCGGCACGTTTGACGGGCTTGAGCCCGTAGGGAGCGGCAGTTGTAGCCATTTTCGTCTCCTAACGTGTCCGGTAAGCGTGCGTTACTTACCGAAGTTCGTGGTCCGGGACGTCCGCTCCGGCTGGAGTACGGGCATCCGCGGATCATTCTCGCGGAGATAGTTGCGGTCGACGGAGTCAAGTTGCTGTTGCGCCTTGAGCTTCATCTGTTCGCTACGATCCTCCACGATCTCAGCGGGGATGGAGCAAAGCAAGAGGCCGCCAATCTCGATATTCCCTTGGAACTTGGAGTCCATGTCGGAAATGATCTTGAGGTCGGGGAAATCCTCGGCACGAACGGGAGTGTAGCCTTCGCGAAAACGCATAGATACGTTGCGATTGTCAGCTTCGCCAAGAGTCGACGTGCGAACCCAACGAAACACCACGCCATTACGGGGTTCGGGGGTCGGCAGTGCCGACGGGCGTTGCCACGTACGCTTACGTTCAGTCGCTTCGCGCTCGGTCTGCTTTCTAGGTGTGCGTTCAGCCATTGTTTGCATCCTTCAGTAACTGCGCCGCGTATTGCTCTTTCGTGAGCCCCAAGCGCTTGGCGAGAGCCACTTGAGAAGACGAGAGTTTGATCGTGCTGCGTTTTTTCGCGTTACGAGTCGCGGGGGCAACGACAGGAGCCCGTTTTGGTGCCGGTGCGGTCGTCTCTTCCACATCCGACTCAAAATACTCTGGAAAGCGTCTCCGCATACCAGCGTCAATCTCAGCATAATACTTTTCACTGTCTGGCGCAACTCCGCTCTGGATTACGCGTTCGTGAAGCCCATAAGCTGCGCCGGTCATCTCAGTATCAGACCCAAACCACGGATTCGCTTCCATCCATGCGCGCTGCTGCTCGTTGAGCTGCGGCCGCTCAGGCTGCTGGGCCTGCGGCTGGTAGGTCGGCTGCTGCGTTTCTTGCGGCGCTTGGGCCGGCTGCGGGCGCCACGCCTCGACCCGGGAGAGGTCGTTCGACGTGCGAATCATACGCTGCTGAGCGTCAAGAAGTGCGTCTGGATCACCAGCTTCATAGGCGTTTTTGTAGTCGCGCTTCGCGGCTTCAAGCTCCGTCTCAAGGCGTGCTTTAGCCTGCGCAACGGTAGCCGTCTGGCCCTGAGTCAGGCTCTCGCGCAGCTTTGCGACTTCAGCCTGCTGCTGTTTGGCAAACTCCACCGCCGCCTCGCGCTCACGGAACGCCGCTTGGCGCTGCCGTTCGGCCTCGTGATACTCGAACTTCAGCTTCTTAATGCGCTTCTGCACGCTCTCGCTGTACTTCTCGATCTCCGCATCATCAGGCACGTCAGCCTTATGATCCTCCGGGAGGCGCGGTTTCTCGTCCTCGGGGACATCATCCTCGACCTCGATCTCAAAGTCGGGCTCTTCGGTATCTGCCTCTTCGCCGTCAACCTGATCGTCAGGATTCTGATTCTGTGTTGCTTCGGTCATGGTTATGCCCTCGTGTAGCCGCGCGGATCGTCAACCACCGCTTCTACGGTGTCGTCGTTGATAATCCGAAATTCTTTGCCGCCAATCTTAAACCGGGTGCCGGAATAAGAGCGGAAGATAATGAAGTCGCCTTCTTTGCACCACGGTCCGTTCGGGAAGCGATCGGGGTCGTTGTACGCGTCTGGGCCAACTTTCATCACATAGCCAATGATCGACGCGGTTTCCTCGCGCGTCTTCAGTTCATCAGGCATATAGACGCCGCCTTCAGTCCGCCCATCCATCTCTGGGACGGCGATCAAAACACGGTATCCTTGGGGGTGCGGTAGCTTAAGGAGTACATCCTCAGCTACATCAGGTGTAGTCGTCATTGCGGTCCTTTCTCGCAGTGGAATACGGTCCACAGAGCCGCGCCAGTGTATCTGGCGAGTAAACGCTACAGCATATTGTGTTATGACTCAATATACTGCTTCTCTAGGTCGTCGACGTACGCGAGCACCATCTCTATGGCCTCCATACGCCCTACCAGCTGCCGGTATGTAGCGTAGTCGGCAGCGCTGCCAGCGCTAATGGCGTCACGAAGAGCCTCCTTTGACTCCTCCAGTTCCCGTTTCATCTTTAGCAGTGGGTCCATTCTGATCTCCTTTACTCAGCTCAGATGCTATCTTAGTCCCCAACTTGGCCCCCTCGGTCTTCTCTTTGCGAGCATTGGTGTCGAGTTGAGTTGCAAGGCGTGCCCCAATCTGAGCCCCGGCACGCTTGTTCTCGGATGCGATGCGCTCTTCTTGGATAAGCGCGTTCGTAGTGTTTTTCTTGTCTTCGAGGCGGATGCGCTCGATGTCCATGAGGGCCTCGTGCTTGGCCTCGGCCTCTTTGAGTGCAACCTCGCGTTCTTTGAGCTCCAGCTCCTTGCGCTGGATGACGGTGAGCGGGTCTTGCGCCTGCTGCTGTGCCATCTTCTGCTGCATCTCCATCTGGCTCTTGCGCATAAGTTTGTCGGCGGCCTGCGCAGCGAGACGGGAAATCTCGCGCTCGGTGTCCTCCGGCAGCGGCATCTCAGGGTCAGGCATCTCCACACCAAGCTGCTTCTGAATCTCAACGCGATACTGCATGGCAATATGCTCGGTGACGTGCGCCATAGCGGCACCTTGAATAACCTGCGCGAACGGAGACTGCCCGACCATCTGTTGGATTTTCGGGTCCTGCATGGCCGCCATATGGACTTGGATGTGAGCCTCGTGGTCCTGATACAGGAACGCCTTGACCGGCTCTTGCTTGAGCATCGCCATGTTCTCCGTGACGGGGTCCATAGGCTTGATGTCATCCGGCAGCTTCACGATGTCACCCGCATCGGGGATGTTAAGCACCTCCAGCATCTGGCGGTGCAGCTTGCCAAGGTCGTACAACTGCGGTGCTTGCTGCGCCATCTGCAGGGCGGCTTGGTACTGCGCCACACGCTGCGCCATCGTTGCAGCGTTCGGGTCCGAGACAGGAATAATATCCACGCGTTCGTCGAAATCTGCCGTACGGTCGAAGTTCTCATCCGGATAATAGTCGTACTGCGGCGGCATATACTCGCGGATAATCCGAGCGAGGAGGCGGAGCTCTTGCTTCATCGCTGCGTGCATGCGCGCTTGGACGCCAGACATCACTTTAAGCGAGCGCTCCAGCAGGGCCAGCGTGGTGCCAACCGGCGCCTCGGGGTTCATATTGCCAACCTGCATGTCCGCCACAGAGCCAATCCGACGGCCTTCCTCGACGACATTTCCGAGAAGCTGGTGCAGGACCGCGGACGGCTCTTTGTATGGCAAGAACGCAATAGAGTCGCGAATAGACCCGCCCGGGATGTCCACATCCCGGAACTCACCCGGCGCGAGCGGGCCGTCATCCCCTTTGATCCGCATGCCGCGCGCCTTAAGACCCGCCGGCAGGTTAGACAGCGTACCAGCGTCGATAAGTTGCCGCATAATAGAGGTCGCAGACTTAGCCAGACCACCTATGAGGTGGATAAGCCCAATGCCGTAGAACCCAAGTCCCGGCAGGTATTTGTAGTGCACGAAGTGCTGCTGCGGCTGCTTACGTGCGTCCCCCTCGGCCCAGTTGCGGCGGATCGACAGCACGGTCATGGAGGACTTGTCGATGGTCACAATATACGGTCGTGCAAGCCCGTCCGGGTCGTCGAACCCCTCGGGCATGTTCATAATGACGTGCATCTCAAGGATTGTATGGCGATCATCATCGTCGAGGGTATCCACCTCGCCCTCGATCTCATCATACTTGGCTTGGATGTCGCTCGACTCCGCCACGGGGTCCGGCAACTCTATGTCGCGGTAGAACCCGGCAATCTGGAGAGACATGACCTCATGCGCCGTGCGCTTCATCACATGGGTATACCGCGGGCAGCTGCGTAGATCGGACGCGCCGTAAGACACCACAAGGTCTTCAGCCGGCACAAACATAGCCGCCGGACGCTCGGTGATGGGATCGAAGTACACTTTCTTGAACGCGGAGCCCGCCAGCGCCGCGCGGAACAGAAGCTGCTCCATCTCATCGCGGTACTCAGGAATCTTCTCCGTCAGCTGGTAGTTCAGCTCGTTCTCGACACGGCGTCCTTGTTCCAGCTTCTCAGGGGTGACTTTGCCAAGTACTTTCGACTGCGCGGGGCCCGCCGGCGGGAACAACTCGCCCATGGCCTGCGCTTGGAACCGCACCACGGCTTCGGTAAGCAGGGGGTGGAACACCCCAGAGGCACCCTGCCACGGCTGGCTGCGCTCCTCGACCTTCATCCCAAGCAGATCGAGTCCTTTTATATAGGCGGTAGCCCAATCCGACCGCGACCGGCGGTCTGCCTCGAAGTCAGCCACGAGTTCGCTGGCCATGGCCTCAAGGTCGGTTTCGTCCAGCAGCTCCGCTAAGTTGGCGTCGTGCGGCAGCTCCCCACCGGTCAACTCCGCGGTGACGTCGCCAGAGAAATCAATAATAACCCCGCCATCGTCCGTTTCGATCGAGACAGCGTCAGGGTTCACGATCCCAATATCCAACTCGTCGGTACCGACCTCATCGACATCCGTCTCAAGAGCATCTTCCGGCAGCTCAAACGGCGTGGCTTGCTTATCAACGGCCATCAGGGCCTCCTATATCGGCAATTTGCATCACAGTACCCTACAACGCGTTGTTTTGGCAAGTTGGGGGCTCAGTAGTACTCGCGCTTCACTCTATACGGAGTCGGCTCATCCTCGAAGTCAGTGGGCAGGCGAATAAACCCGCCTTGGCGGAACCGCATCAGCGCCATAACAGTGGAGTCAACAAGGTCGTCGTGGGTCGCGAACGGGAATGCTGCGATCTCCTCAATCAGCTCCTCCGCCCACCGCGTGTCAGGCACCCACACCATGCCGCTCGCGATGATGTCAGCAACCGAGTTCAGGCGGGCGTACTTGTCCCCGGTGCCGCGGTGCGGCGTATACTCTTGCAGGGGGATACCCATACGGCGGAGTTCTTGGTAGATCGCCACCCCCGCAGATTTTTTCTCGACGATAAACGCATCGGGTTGCCAGTCGCTCCAGTGCTCAAGGCAAAGTGCTTTTAATTCAGGAAATTCAAGACGTTCTTTGACGGAGTTCAACAAGATTAGCTCGTAGGCTCCGTTGTCCTCATTGAGGAAAACACCCCACGTCGTGAGCGCCGTGTAGTCCGCTCTGTTGTTGGTTTCTGCAGCGGCGTCGAGGGAGGAAATAATGTACTCACACGGGGGCGGCGTCTCCCGCGTCCACCGCTGCCACCACTCGCGTTTCACCACCGCAGATTCTTCCGCCGTGGGGTTCTGTTGGTACTGAGCGTTCCACTGGTACGCCGGCATGGATGCTTTGGTTCGGTTCAGCGCGGGTACGTCGAAAAACTCCGGCCACAGCGCCTTCTGCACAGTGACCGTTTCGCCTGTATCGGAGTCCACTTCCTCCGCCTCGAAGATCGCGGGGAACTCGAAAATCTCGTACTGGTCCGCCCCCTCGTTCATCGTCATGTCTTTTGTCACGCGCCCGATGAGGTCCGACTGGTGCCAGCGGGTATGCACGATCGCTACGCGCCCACCGGGCATAAGGCGAGTCCGGGCACCGAAGGTGAACCACTCATATGCCTTGTCAAACACCCCGAAGTTACCGTTCAGGATGTCCTGCTCCGAGTGCGGGTCGTCGACAAGAAGCAAATGCGCGCCCCGTCCGGCCAGCGCCGAGCCCACACCCGCGGCGAAGAACTCACCGCCGTGGTTTGTGCTCCACCGACCGGCCGACTTACTGTCAGCAGCGAGCCCCACATCAGGAAATACGGCCTTGAACTCCGCAGACCCGAGGATGTTACGGACTTTACGTCCGAAATCCACAGCCAGATCAGTTGTGTGCGACACAAGCATCACTTTATGGTCCGGATGCCGACCAAGATACCACGCGGTGTAAAAAATAGAGACGAGCTGCGACTTACCATGCCTCGGAGGCACGGATACGCAGATGCGGTCCTTAGTGCCCTGCTCAATATCCATAAGGAGGTCTGCAAGGCGGCGGTGGTGTGCCCCTACCTTATAGTCTGCCTGCATGTGCCGACAGAACTCAATCAGATCGAGCTGCTTACTGGACTGCGCGGACCGCTCTTCAAGCTCCGACAACTGCCGGTTTATCTCCTCAAGCTCGCGCTGCGACAACTGGTCGATATTCTGCAGGAGGAGGTCTAGCTCCTCGCGGGAGAAGCCTAGATCAGAGACGACGGCGTTCATTCCACGTCGTCCCACGCCGCGTCGAGGTCATCGACTGTGACTACAGGTACGGACGTGCCGCCCGGCAGCTCATCCATCACCTCCGCATCAACCACGTCATCCGCATTCACCAGCTTGGTAAGCTTAGCCCGCAGGGCATCGCGGAGTTCGTCACTTGTCTGGTGCGTCACCGTCACCTCCCGCTTCTCAGAAAACAGCCCCACATCGCTGATCTTGCCGAGTAGCTCCAACGCACGGATGCGAATCCGCGCATCGGGGTTGTCAGACTCCTCCAAGAGTTTGTTTGTAACGTAGGTTCGCAGCTGCTCTGCGTCCTCTACTATATTAGTGCTGAAATCCCGCAGCTGCTTGTCCAACGCACGCAGGGCAGCGGGGGTCATCTGAGACGTCTGTTTTGTTGTCATTTCTTTCGAAGCCATATCTGGGTCCTCGGCGTAGGTCATCATCCAGTACCCCGCCGTTTCAATGTCGTCATCGGTGTACGGCACCTTCATGCCGTGCTGCATGAGCAACTCGATCGTCTTCGACGCTGCTGCCACGCGTTCCGTAAACTCCAGCTTGGGTTCTCGGGCACGGGGCATGACGTGGCCCCGCTCCGGCGTAAGATACAGTGTCATACCACTCATTATAGTAGCATATACCCCCGCCTGACAATCTGGGACTCCTTGCAGGGGTTTTTCTAGGTAGAGGGGGTGGGGGTCGGGATATGCGGTTTTTTGCGCTTAGGGGGTGGGTCTTGGAATTTTTGCACGCTGTGGTTGCGCTGAGCGGGGGTTGGGTGGACGGGAATTTCGCCAATATGGGGGGGTGAAAATTCGCCAAATTGCGCGGTGTTGGTGTGGAATAGTATTACTATACAGCAACGGGACTCGTCGGCGGAGAGGGGGGTGCCCCCCGGGTGGGGGTCGCGGGGCGGTTAGACACCGCGTCTAACCCCGCCATACCGCGCGAAATATGACACGTTAACACGTCAAACCGTTGTAATACGTGGTAAAACGTGCCATATTGTAATCATCGAAAGGGCAATAATGCCCCGACGATAGGTCAACTGAAAGGAAATGACATGACCACTTTTACCAAGTCCACCGCCGCACTCACCGCAATAACCGCCGTTGGCGCTGCATCGCGCAAAGAAGAAAGCGCCGTCGCGTCACGCGATACCGCGATTGTAAAGGCGGCCGATGCTATGCACGCCGCGGGCGTTACGGCAAAGGATATCGCCAAGGGCGGCGCGCAACATGACGCGGCCTATGCCGCGTTCGCGCAAGGGCGATTGACGCCCAAGGAATACGCGGTATTTGCTGAT